GGCGGATCAAGGCAGGGTATAAAGAAAGAGTACCCCACCTTAAAGTTTTTCCAGTTTATCTCGTACCTAACCTTCTCCACCTGCATCTTCATCACTCGTAGGTATAAGCACATCCATGTCAAAAAAGTCTGGGTGACTAGCGTCAAAGATCAAACACCTTACTGCCGTAGATATTAAACTGCTACCCTTTGCTAGGCGCTTATTATCAATCTTTAACAGTACACCGTTTTTCTCTAGTTGTTTTATGGTGTCTTTGTAACTAATTTGCAGGTCTACACAGTCGTCTTTGAACGTCTTGGCGGTTATATAAACCCTTTTTGTGTCGGGTTCATACCGCATTAAGAGCGCACCCTTTGGTAGAAGCTCTGGAAACTTACCAATGTTAGTGCGTTGATCCACGCCGTCTTCTACTACTAGCATGTTGTTATTGTGTCGGTTAATGAAGTCACCTACCACGGTGCTAGGGTTGCTAGCGGGTGCCGTAGTGTCTTTGCGCATCTCAAGCACATGCTTTGATATTTCACTATAGATTTTTCCAATGTTCCACCCTTCTAGCAAACCTAACCGCTTGGCTATATGGCCCCCTGCAATGTTTACAGCTAGTACAGCAGACCAATTACGTTCCCGCTGACTAAGGCGAAGCTCTTTATCAAACTTAGCTTGCACCTTAAATATAAGGTCCTTTACTTCTTCTAAGTTGCTTATTACATATTGCATATAAATTTCCCCTGCTATTCCGTAATTACTATTTAGCATATGATCTAGTATGTCCTTCCCTTCTTGGGTAGAAATAACCGGTTCTGCCATGTGAGGAACATTAAACTCCAGCAGCCGCATCATCTCCCCATCAGGGTTATTTTTAAGTACCCCAAGCTTTTCGTAGAACGACGCATTGGAACTCGCTATAGAAATAGTCCGCCACGTTATGCTGTTCTCCCTAAGCTCATTTGAACTAGCCTTTGCTTTATCTTTGCCCCTACCTTGTGAGTAAGCATACAAAGTTCTTGATGCGTCAGCCGGACTCATGTTGGTTATCTCGTCCATAGTGTTAACTATGTTATTTAAGAAACCAATCTTCAATATCTTCCCGACATCAGTATCATCGGGCGTGCCAAGTAGCATTTCAGGATCACCAAATACGCTATTAGCCATACGCAAGATTGTTGTCTTGCCCGTGCCCGAGTCGGGGTGGATGAAGTTTATTACCGCACCCTTTTGCCCTGTAAACTTTAGTAGGGGCGCGCCAAAACCAGACAGTGCACCAAATGCCTGCACTTCGAGTCCTTCCCTACCATACAACTCAAAAACTTCTTTCCATTTATCTAAAGAGCCTTTCGGCTGAAAGTATTGAACCATATTAGCAATAGCGCTAGCGGGGGGGCTATGGTATGTATCCGTAGCTTTTATTTCCCTATCACCCACAATAAACACGCTGTCGTTATCAGCCCATCCAAATTGCGATCTCATAATCTGTGCCTTATTCACATGTTGAAGCTCTCTAATAAAAGCCAACAAGTACTCCGTTATATATTTATGGCGTGTTTCGTTTCCGACTACACCGTACTTAGCTAATTCTTTACGCAACTCACCACGCTCAGTAAGTTTTGTGTTTGACACTACGAATTCTTTCACCCCGTCTTTCGGTAAGTGGTGCTTAAGTACTGCCACGTATCCGGCTATGGGGTCTTCCATTAGCTTAACTATGTACAGGTCATTATCGTATACAAGCTTAGGCTTAGAAGAGTCGTCTTCATCATCACCATCTTCACCTTCCTTGTAGATACCCCCGTTGGCACCACGAAAGTAGCCATTAGGAAGCGTAGGTATCTTATGCTCCTCTACTAGTTCGCCTTCTACAGCAACCGTGACTGTCGAGCTTTTGGCCCTTGCGATTACACGGCCTAGCGATATAGGACTTTTAATTTTATCTCTATGCGGGCAACCCTCACACCCGCCGGGGTTATTTATTTCAAACTCCGCACAACTGTGCGGTCCTTTTATCCCCACTACTTTCTTCTCGACTAATCCGTAGTCATAGTCTGGGTGACCTTCAGACAACTTATGTATAGCAGTGTCTCGGTCAGAGCAAAACTTAGCGATAGAAAGAGCATCGAACCACCTAGGTTCTACGAGGGTAGCCCTTTCGGTGTAGCAGGCTGCGAGTTGATTGCACCCTTCTCCCTTACCAGTCAACTGCATGATCTTAGAGAACACGGAGTCATTGTTTTGCATTAACGACTTACCCATAGCAGACATCTCGCGCCTAGGCTTAATCGTTTCCCCTTGCGATACACCGACAATATCTCGGATAACACCAAAGGGTATTGGGTCTACTACCGATATTAACTTTACGGGTTTCGGTTCTACCCCGTCAGCGTCTCCTTTAAAGTTAAAAGAGTTAAGTGGACGTAGCACCCTAGCAGACTCAAACACTTTAGTGTCTATATAGAAATTCTTATCTATGCAGAGCTGCCTAAGTCTTTTAACTACCGGTGTCCACTCATCCCTAGGCACGTCTTCAGCCAAAGGCCAGTAAGCGTGCAGCCCGTTGCCTGAATTAACCAACATAGGCTTTGGTAGTCCGACCTCTAAACAAAACTTTTGTAGTGCTTTTAATCCGTCTTGTTGTGTTTCGTAACCACTTGGCCTGCCAGTTTTTTCATCCGCAAAGGACTTGTTCGGTCCGCAGTCTATATCTAGCCAGTATGACTTGAGAGACTCGACGTTATCTTGTGTACGGCTTTTACCAGTTTCAAACTTTGCCAAAGCAAAGAATACGCACCATCTATCTGCTACATATTTTTCTATCTCAGCGTCTAATTCCTCTCTGGTTTCCACCATAAACTGACGCGTAGTAGTCTTATCTTTGACCGCAAGAAAACCGTACCACCCACCCGCAGGGCGTACTAGGTCTATGAGGTCTGCGTTTTCCATTAAGCTATCGCTCCAACTTTGCTATGAATTTTTCTATCTTCACTGCTACTGGGGCTTTAGGGTTGGAAACTCCCGCAAACCAATTATAGACGGCTTGACGGCTGACATTTAATTTCTCCGCCACTTCGGCAACGGGCACATCATGTTCGATGCACACCGCGCCAAAGTAAACGCCAAGAAGTTTTTTGTCGGCAGCCTTATTTAACTCTATAAGTTTTAGGCTATATCCGTAACTCATTAGGCGTCTTCACCTCCCCACTCGTCGATAATAGAAGCTAAAGGGTCTTCGGTATCAACTACAGGGGCTTCTTCTTTTTTCTTAGTCCGCTTTACCGGTTCCATTACTTCTTCCTCTTCAGGTTCTTCGGAACGCGTAACTACAGGCGCAGGCTTATCTAGTTTTGGAGCTTTACTCACTCCATCAGCCTGAGCAGCAGTGAGCTTAGTGTACATATCAGTTTCGGGACGTTCTTGTGCCGCTAGAATTAATTCATACTCGGCATCGCTAACCTCGCGTACTGGAGAGAATACTAACTCCATAGTCTCTGCGTTGCTGTCGAAGCTTATGTTAGTTACAACTAGGTCAGGCGACATGTTGTTGTTCACGAGAAACTTAACGTAGCTTTCGAACGGGTGAATATTGCCAGTGCCTTTGCCGAATAAAGACTTAGCTGGGATGTTAAACTGGTACACTGTGCCAGACTCATCACCCTCAAGCAGTAAAGAAACCCGACGTTGGTATCGGCAAGCTTTACCACCGTTCTCACCAGAGCCTTTTATATTTTTCGGGCAATCCGCACAGTTGCTATGCTGCGGGTCGAGTGCACCTGCTTCAGGCTTGTCGCCGTTATTTGACCAACAGTTAGGAAGTGTAGCTTCCTTGTTCGGATCAAACTTTTCCTTGTAGAAGATGCGAGATACGTTAGTAAGCATACCCACAACAATAGCGTTAAACTCTCCACGGATAGCGTTACCTACTTGCTCTCCGTTAACCATCTTCTTAAATGTACCGTTAATGTTAGCCTGAATGCGGCGGGTGCTGCTCGAAGAACTAGTAGCAATTTTCTGTGCCAAGGCGCTTTGTCGGCGTTCTGTAGAGACGCCTGTCTGACTAGTAAATATTGAAACGTCGTTACTCATTATAAGATTTCCTATTTCTTAGTTGGTTTTCGTACAGAGACAGCATACTTACGGTCTGATTGTAGTCCGATAGGTAGTGCGTCTGGGTTTTCTTCGAGAAACTCCTTCATGTTTGTGTTATGAATTCGTTTCTCTAGTAGATGATAAGCATCGTTTTCTGCGATGAACTTATACATTTGGTCCCAATCGCTAGTCCAGTAAGCGGAATAAATCCTACGGGTCAGCGTACCAAAGGGAGTCTTTATGCTATCTATGTCTTCTTTCGAGCATAGGTCTAGCATGTTGGCACTAAGCAGTGCTTGTTTCTCTTTGAGAACTTTTATCTCGTCTTCTTTTTCTTGGATGGCGGAGCGTATCTTTATGTACGCGGCTACCATCTTTCCTGCGGTGGTGTCTTCCATTGCCCCTTCCTTTTTCTATGAGGGATAGGGAGCATAACATTTGTATAGACAATGTCAACAGTTATTCTATTTCTTTTCTATACAACTCTACAATTTTATTGTGGTCGAGGACTTTGTTTTTTAGCATGCTATATATCTTCGCTTCGACTTCACTGCCCTGTATATGCACAATAGTCATACTGTGTTTTTGACCGGGCCTGTCTATACGCGCATTAGCTTGCAGGTAAGTCTCGACGCTAGTTACTGGGGCGTACCATATTATTGTGTCCGCTGCGGTAAGCGTTAGCCCGTGTGATGCAGCTTGTGGTTGTATGATAAGCACCTGTGGGTCTGGCTTTGTTTGGAAATCTTGGAATATTTTACTGCGGTTATTCAACGTCACCTTACCAGATATAATTTCCGCCGGTACTTTGTTCTTATCTAAGAAATCTTTTAGCAGGTCTATCGTGTGCGTGAAGGGAACAAAAACTAATACTTTATGCGGAGCTTCGTTGATAACCTCAAGTACTACATTAAGTCTGTTCTTCACATCAAACTGCACTACTTCCCTATCGTCCGAGTAGACCGCACCGCCTGATATTTGCAGTAGCTTGTTTAGGTTTGTAGCTGCGTTAACCGAAGTTATTTGCTCCCCCGCTGCCTGCATAGTCATTTGTTTTTTAAGCAGTTTATAGTATTTCTCTTGCTGAGGAGTAAGCGGAGCTTCCCTGTCCACGGCTAACACTTCGGGCAAGTCTAAGCATTGGTCTTTCTCAAACCTAATAGCCGGTTGCAGTACTTTATGCACGACCTTGTCTGCATTTGGCTTCGGGCGCCAGATGTGCTGCGATACTTTATACATGACTGCATCACGGTAAGGAGTGTAATACTTAGGTACTCGGTGCGGGCTTACTAACTTTGCTAGGCCATAAGCATCTAATGGAGATTGCGCCGCAGGTGTGCCGGTGAGCATCCACAACCTTTCTATCTTCTTACACAGGTCGCGCATTGTTTTCCACCGACTAGTCTGCGAGTTCTTGTAGGCGTTAGCCTCATCCACCACGATTAAGTCGAAGTCTGCTTTAAGAATCGTATCCTTTACTACAGCAACACCGTCGAAGTTTATTATTACAAACTCAGACCCTGCGTTAATTATCTTTTCCCTTCTAGCACCAGAGCCATGTGCAACTGAACAACTACGGTGCATAGCAAACTTAAACAAGTCCTCTTGCCAAGCAGACTTCATAATAGAAAG